ATACTGTGTGTGACCAGCTAGCTATCTTCCGTACTCATCAAGAGGCGATGATTACGTTGGAGGTTATGACTGGTGATGAGGCTAAGGACTTCCGTAAGCGCGCTAACAACGTCTGTAACGACATTGGGAGACAGGTTAGGGGGTTGACAGAGGGTGAGTTTACTATCAAGTGTGTGAGCCGTAAGGACGGTCACAAGTATGAGGCTGTATCCCCTACTCCTCGTTCAAAGGTTACAGCGGGGCCTATCTTTCCTGCTACTCCTGCTCCTGAAATTGAGACGTACAGTGCTGAAGATGTGGTTAACTACCACGACAATAAGTGTACGAATGCTCCTATGGATGTGCTTAATAAGCTCCTAGATATTCATGGAGACGATACGTTTAAGGACTTATTGATTAGTGTTGTATCTGAAAGGGGTTGACAAGTGCTGGTAAATATGTTACCATAATTATAACAAAGTAAATAAACAAACCTACTATTATCATTTATGTTTGTGTAAGCATCTCTCATGAACATAACCAAACAAAAGGAATATACTATGTCTAATATCAATAAGCCTTATTCAGGTCGATGTATCTCTTGTAACCGAGAACACTACAGTCACCTTAACAAACAGACAGGTCTCCCAGAAGATATGTGTCCCAAGTGTAGGGATGTTGTCACCTTTGCCGAGATGACAGCAGACTGGGAAACGCCAGAGCACAACGATGACGAGAGTGTCATTGATGATCTCTGTCACATACATGGTGTAGAGCGAGCCATTAACAACCCACGCCCTGAGTCGTATAACTTCGATGATATGGACGGTGTAGACTTTCAACAGGAGTACCTTCCACATGAATACAACTGATCTAGGAACAGAATGGGATGTGTCTTGGTCACCAGACCTGAGCAAGGATGTTATCTTTCTAGACAAAGGAGATGACGCAGTATATCTGACTAAATCAGACTTACTACAGATGTTGGAGTTCCTCGATGAGTGAGTTCAAGAGTGATTATTACGAATACTCTACTGAATGGGGATGGGAGTATGAAGCGTGGGCGGAGGCTAAGATAGCCAAGCTACAGGCAGAGGTAAAACTACAGTCTGACAGTGCTGACCACTGGGAAGATGAGGCTATGAACCACATGAGCCAAGCAGCCAAGCTAAAGGCAGATATGCAGCGGATATACGATAGCTGTTGCGACGTAGACCTGATTATCGACATAGCTGGCGCGGCAGTGGAGGGGAATGATGAGTAGAGCACCTTGCCCTAAGTGTAGGGATGAAGGTAAAGACAGGTCAGGAGATAACATGTACGTCTACGGTGACGGTCATGGCTTCTGTCATTCATGTAAGACGAGATTCAATCCGTCAGAAATTAAGGGAGGTAAGCCTATGAGCTATGAGAAACGATCAACGCTAACATTGGAGCAGGTAGAGACTTACCCTCTCGCCTATGATAAGACAAGAGGTTACTCCAAGGAAGTAGCAGAACACTTCGGTATACGTGGTAGCGTGGACACAACAACAGGTGTTGTCGATACTATCTACTACCCCTACCGTAGCCCTGACAGTGGCGCTATCGAAGGCTACAAGGTACGTAGGATGCCTAAGGAGTTCCGCCCTAGCGTAGGTAAGATAGGTAAGAGCTTCTTTGGTATGGAGCAGGCAGTTAAGCCTAGGCCCTATCTGCTACTCACTGAGGGTGAAGAGGATTGCATGGCAGCAACTGAGATGGTGTTGGCTAACAAGGCATTCGATGTCATGTCACTACCTAACGGGGCAAGCATGTGTGCTGCTATCTCTGATTCCACAGACTTACTGATGAAGTACAAGCGAGTGTATCTATGTCTTGACCCGGATAAGCCCGGACGCATTGCAACGGAGGAGATAGCCGACTTCGTTGCCCCACTCACTACGGTTAAGATCGTTGAGTGTGACCCTGCTGTAGGTGATGCAGGTGACTACCTTGCGTCAGGTAATGCCAAGATGTTCATCAAGATACTCAAGGCTGCTAAAGAATACACTCCAGAGGGTGTCATCAATGGCATGGACATTGACCTAGCCTCCTTACTCAAGCCTCTCCCTGAAGGTTACCCTGTACCCTTTGAAGGATTGAATGAGAAGCTACACGGTGTACGTAAGGCTGAGATTGTCACAGTATGTGCTGGCTCTGGTGTTGGTAAGTCTACCATGACCAAGGAGTTAGCTTGCTCTCTGATTGACCAAGGGTTGAAGGTAGCCATCGTTGCATTAGAAGACCAAATGGAAGTAGCTGCTCAATCCTTGCTAGCTATTGCCATGAACATCCCATTGAACAAGTTCCGATTCCATCCACCTACTGAGGCAGAGGTTGAGCCTTACTACAAGAAATACATAGCGAGTGGTAACGTATACTTCTACAAACACTTCGCTGGTATCAACGCCCCATCGCTGATGAACAAGCTGTACTACTATGCTAAGTCAGAGGCCGTGGACTTTATTATACTTGACCACTTAAGCATGGTGATTTCAGCAACAGAAAGTAACAACGAACGCAAAGATATTGACACACTCATGACAAACCTAGCCAAGATGGTAGTAGAGACAGGGGTAGGTCTTATCCAAGTGGTTCACCTCAAGCGTTCCGGTGGCGATAAGTCTTTCGCCAAAGGAGGTGAGGTGGAATTGACAGACCTACGTGGCTCTGCGGCCTTGGAGCAGATGAGCTGGACTGTCATTGGAATGGAACGCGACCAACAAGGTGAGGACAGTGACTTCTCTAAGGTAAGGGTACTGAAGAATCGTACCTTTGGTTTTACAGGGATAGCTGACACACTTAAATTCGACACTGTGACTGGTAGGCTTAAGTCTGTACCCCCGACTTCGCTACGTCCTGTTGACGGTGATGCAATAGGAGAGGTAGCGTGATATGTTTAAGAGATGCGCACTAGACATTGAAACCACAATGAACCATAAGACAGTTCGCCTAGTCGGTATTAGATGTATCGATACTGGTTCAGTTGCTATGTGGACTCCGTACACAGTAGCATTAGGTCTCGATGAGTTCTTGGAAGATATGGAAGAAGTGTGGACGTGGAACGGTGCAAGGTTTGACTTCCCTGTACTGGAGAAAGTGTTAGGCTACAAGCTCGACCAGAAGAAGGTTAAGCACGTAGACCTAATGCTTATGGCTAAGATGGTAGACCCTGAAGCAACGTCGTACAGTCTCGACAACTACAGTAGAGGTGTGCTATTGCTTAAGGAAGAGGAAACTAAGATGGAGATTGATTACGACAAAGCATCTCTCACCGATCTTTCTGTCTACCTTAAGCGTGACTTAGAACTTACCACAAAGGTAGGTTTTAATTTACAAGCCAACACTATCTACGTAAAGAACAAGGAAGGGTTCGATAGGGCTATGTCACTTGAGACCCGGATTGCTAAGTCTGTGCAAGCACAGGTTGACAAGGGTATTGCCTTCGACAAACACCTTGCGGCTAAGACACTCAACGACTTAAGGGTTCGTATCTCTCGCTTAGAGGATGACATCAACATGGAGCTGCCTGAAGTACCTATGACAGCTACTGAGATTAAGTACCCGCCTAAGGTACAGTTCAAGAAGGATGGGACTCCATCTGCTAATATTCTGAAGTACTTGAAAGCTCATGGCTGGATAGTCGAGACTACCTTAGACGGCAAGTGGCGCGCTGTCAGTAAGTCTGCTGACATCAGACCTTTACCTCTTGTATCACCTCTTGTTACACACAGCAAGCTGATGATACATCAGGAGGCTAAACTTAAGGACTATTTCCTAAGAATAGGGTGGAAGCCCACCATGTACAACGCTAACCCTGAAGGGAAACAAACCAGTCCTCGCATAGCTGACAGGCTTACTAAGGAAATCTGCCCTAATCTGCTACGCTTGAAGCTAGGTTGGATCGATGACTACATGACCTACCGTAGCCTGAAGAACAGGCGTAACGTCTTGTCTTCACCTAACGGCACAGGGTGGATACCACAGGCAACGCGACGAGGAGGTTACATACCATCCGATGCAGATACACTTGGCGCTAACACCGCTAGGTTCACTCACAGGATAGTGGCTAACGTACCTCGACCTTCTTCACTCATGGGTAAGGAGTTCCGCTCTTTGTTCAGGGCTAGGGAAGGTAAGGTATGGGTAGGCTGGGATGCTGACTCACTGGAAGCGAACATGGAAGGACACTACGTCTACCCGTTCGACCCAGAGTATGTGAGGGAGCTGATTGACGGGGATGTCCACACTAAGAACATGGCTCTTAACCCGTGGCTTCCTAACCGTGATGAGGCTAAGCGTTTCAAGTATGGCGTAACCTACGGACAGCAATGGAAGGGCATGGGTAAGACCTTCGGCCTCTCTGATGCTGAAGCTAAACGTAACTTCGATCAGTTCTGGGCTAACGCTCCGGGCTTGTCTGCTGCTCGTGAGGCTGCTCAAGAAGAGTATGCTCGAACAGGTGGTTGGATCACAGGTCTGGATGGCAGACTTATTAAAGGTAGATCACCTCACTCAATCCTGAACGCTAGGTTTCAGAGTGCTGGTGCTATCGTTATGAAGTATGCTGCTGTGTTAGCTGAGGCTCGCATTCGTTCTGAGATAGGCTATTCCGCTTATCCTCTTGTCAGATACCATGACGAAGAGATATACGAATGTGCTCCACACGATGCTGAAGCTGTTGCAGCTATCGGTGAGTGGTCTGTTAAGAGAGCAGGTGAGGTGTTGAAACTTAACGTCCCCTTATCTGCTTCCGCAAAGATTGGTAATAATTGGTTGGAGGTGCATTAATGCTTGACATGTAACTAGGTACGTGGTACAATTATATATAGAATGAAAACTTAAACTTAAAAGAGGAAATAAACTATGCCAACAATTCAAGGTAAAGTCGAGAGCAAGTCTCGCAAAGGTAACTCAATCAAGATTGACGGTGATTGGTACGGTACGTTCAGCCCTGCTGACCTTAGTCACGTTGAGTGGAAAGATGAGGTTAAGTTCTCATGGGAGGCTAAAGGTGAATACAAAAACATTAAAGGCCCAGTGGTTGTTACGGGTGCCGACTCCGGCGCTGGAAGTAGTCCTTCCTCTTCCCCTACTCGTAACGGAAACCTCGGTGTTGAGCTTGGTCATGCTAGTAACTTGGCTATGCGTATGATGGAGCAAGCGTCAAGCCCCACGGTAGGTAGCACTGAGTACTACAGGATGTTCGCTGAGTTCACTGAAGATATGTACAAGGTGATGCAAGGTCTACGTGCTAAGGTGAGTGCTCCTGACTTCACCTCAGATGTTGTTATGAAAATTGACCCTAACCCTGTTGCCGAGCCTGTAGAGGATATCTTTTAAATGTTCACCCAAGCTATTATAGATGGGGACGTTCTTCCCTATAGCTGTGGGTTTGCTGCGGAGGGTGAGCCTGTATCTCACTCTTTGCGGCTTGTCAAAAACAAGATGAACCAGATACTAGAGGACGTAGGTACAGATAACTATCGTCTATTCATATCTGGTGAGGGTAACTACAGAGAGGATGTAGACCTAGCGTACAAGGCAACACGTCCAGCACGTAAGCCAGAACACTTCAACGAGATACGGAAGTACATGGTAGAGCGATGGAACGCAGAGAAGTGTGATGGGTACGAGGCTGACGATATAGTTGGTGCTTTGATGTGTGAAGGAGAATGGAAGGGTGTAGTAGGTGTGTCACCTGACAAGGATTTGAAGACAGTTCCCGGACACTTGTATAATCCTGTCAAACGTACACAAATGCATATCAATGAATTGCAAGCTGATAGATTCTTGGGGTATCAGTTACTAGCAGGAGATCGTACAGACAACATCCCCGGTCTGCCACTCGTAGGTCTGCAAACCAGACTTAAGTATGAGTTGCGTAAGACCAAGGGCTGTGGCGATACCACTGCTAAGAACATCATCAAACATGGGAAAGGATTGCCGTGGAATGATGTTCTATTTGCATACGCTGATTGGGGGATGGAAGCATCTCTCACCTCTGAAGAAATCTTCGACTACTTCATAGTCCAACTAGACCTGCTGTACATAGGTCGTAGCATGTACGATGGGATGCCACAACGTAGAGAGGATGCAGGTTATCCTGTCTTTGATTTGGTTGACATTGAAACAGCAATGGAACTTGTAATGGAGGAAAAGGAATGACAGTTTTAAACGGTGTGTTGATTATCCTAGCGGGTAGTCTGGCGGTGAACTTCTCTTTCTGGCGTACTAAGCGTGAGGTTGAACATATCCTCGCCAAGATAGTTACAGTGCTAGTAGCGGAAGGTCACCCTATGTTCGTAACCATGAAAGGAGAAGATAATGGGTAGTTACAATGTGTATCGTCAGAGTGAGTTCAAAGACCAGATAGCAAAGCTGGAACGTGAACTAGCAGAAGATGGTAAGCTCAAAGACAAGATCGAGAAACTAGAACGTAAGATTCGTGAACTAGAATCCAAGGATGACAATGGCGAGACAGCGAGTAGCGAGGACTAGAGCTGGGGAATCATGGACTGAAGCTCGTTACTGGAGCTTCATCCGTGGTCTTCTCCGACAAGGTTTCAACAAATACCCTGTCAAGTTTAAAGTAAAGAACGCCAACAGAAGGAGAGACGGAAGACGATTTGAATACCCTTGCGCTTTGTGCAACGATTGGTTCCCAGATAAAGAAGTACAGGTCGATCATATCCGACCGTGTGGAAGTCTCAAGAGTTATGATGACCTCCCTAGCTTTGTCTCCACACTGTATTGTGAGTCAGATAACTTACAAGTAGTGTGTACCACCTGCCACCAAGCCAAGACCAATGATGAACGCAGAAGGAGGAAGAAGAAATGAACTATATAGTTCAGACTAAAGACACAGTGTACCACTCTAAGAGGAAGCTCACCACTGCGTATTTGCATGTGACCTTCAAGTACAAGGATCGTGCTAAGTACCGAGAGGTGGGTGATAAGCAGCTAGCAGGGCTACTCAAGCGATTAAAAGAGGTGAAGCTATGAGACACATGGTAATACCTGACACACAGGTAAAACCCGGAGACAGTATTGAGCACCTTAAGTGGGCTGGTAAGTACGCTGTAGAGCAGAAGCCTGACGTGATTGTCCACATTGGAGATCACTGGGACATGCCTTCTCTGTCGTCGTATGACAAGGGTAAGGGTAACATGGAGGGTAGGCGTTACATAGCTGATATCGATGCAGGCAACATGGGCATGGATGCTTTCATGGCTCCCATCCTCAAGGAACAGAAACGTCTACGGAAGAACAAGAAGCAGGTCTGGAATCCCAGACTTGTATTCACTGTAGGTAACCACGAAGCACGAATAAAGAGGGCCGTAGATGATAACATACAGCTTGCCGATCTTCTTTCTTATGACCATTTCAATCTTGCTGATTACGGATGGGATGTTATCCCGTTCCTTGAAGTTGAAGTCATTGATGGCGTGGCGTATAGTCACTACTTCACTAGTGGCGTTATGGGTCGTCCTGTTTCAAGTGCTAGGCTAATGCTAAACAAGAAGCACATGAGCTGTGTCATGGGTCACGTACAAGACCGAGACATAGCCTTTGCTCGTAGAGCAGATGGTTCTGCAATGACTGGCCTGTTCGCTGGTATCTTCTACCAACACAACGAGGGCTACCTCAATGCACAGACCAACCTCTCATGGCGCGGAATCTGGATACTTAACGAAGTGGTGGACGGCAGCTTTGACGAACTACCTGTCTCACTCAATTACTTGGAGAAACGATATGGCAGATAATGTCAACAAGCCTAAGCACTATCGTATGCACCCCAGTGGTATTGAATGTATTCAGATCACCGAGCACATGAAGTTCAACCTAGGCAATGCTATGAAGTATATCTGGAGATCAGACTTAAAGGATGCCAAGGTAGAAGACCTTCAGAAGGCCATCTGGTATCTCAACCGTGAGATCAATCGGATAGAGGGGCAAGACTACAACCGTAACAGGGAAGAAGGTAGCCGTCTATACAAACCAATGTGGGAGAACAAAACAGAGGAGACTAAGTATGAGTGAGTTTAAAAACAGCTTCGGTGATACAATCTTTCAGCACAAGTATGCCAACTACGAAGGACAGACTTGGAAAGAGAAGTGTGAACTGATAGCGGACAACGTAACCGAGAACATCTTCACTGATGATAATCGGCTAGACCTGACCAAGTACATGCAAGAGTTCAAGTTCATGCCGGGTGGTCGGTACATCTACTACGCTGGCCGTCAGGCTAAGTTCTATAACAACTGTTACCTGTTGAAGGGTGAGGAGGATACACGTGAAGAATGGGGACGCTTGCTTACTAGGGCTTCTGATTGTCTTATGTCTGGCGGCGGCATCGGCATCGACTACTCGGTCTTCAGACCTGAAGGCTCTCCACTGGGAAGAACTGGAGGCACTGCCTCAGGGCCATTACCTCTCATGTGCTCAATTAACGAAGTCGGACGTAATGTTATGCAGGGAGGAAGTAGACGCTCAGCCATATACGCCTCGATAAATTGGCGACACGGTGATGCTAAAGCGTTTCTAAACATGAAGGACTGGGAGAGTATGCCTATCGCTGACGGTGTTACATATGCCGACAGCAAGCGAGCTGACTTCAACAACCATGCTCCACTAGACATGACTAACATCAGTCTTAACTACGACAACGCATTCCTCGATCACATTGAGCAGGGCCACTTGCCACAGATATTCATTGACAACTGTCACAACGCAATGAAGACAGGTGAGCCGGGGTTCAGCTTTAACTTTGGAGATAAAGAGAATGAAACGCTTCGCAATGCTTGCACAGAAGTTACATCAGCAGATGATAGTGACGTATGCAACCTCGGCAGTGTTAACATGGGGGCCATTGACACTCTGGAGGAATTCCGTGATATCATCCGATTGGCTAGCGGCTTTCTTGTTTGCGGCACCCTTACTGCTGATCTTCCCTATGATAAAATCCGTGAGATACGCAAGAAGAATCGGAGACTTGGACTAGGGTTGATGGGTATACATGAGTGGTTGCTGAAGCGTGGCTACGAGTATGGCATGAACAAGGAACTACGTCAGTGGATGGAAGTGTACAGAGAGGAGAGTGAACGTGCTGCAAATAGTTTGTGTGATCGTCTCGACATTAGTAGGCCTGTTGCTTATCGGGCAATTGCTCCAACGGGAACAATTGGGATTCTGGCAGGTACAACTACTGGGATTGAGCCTTTATTTGCTGTGGCTTATAAGCGCAGGTATCTTGTCGGTGGTTCTCAGTGGAAGTACGAGTATGTGGTAGACGCTACTGCTGAAGACTTGATACAGAACCATGGCCTAGACCCTGATAAGATTGAAACCTCGATGTCTCTAGTCGATGACTTTGAAAGACGTTTGAGTTTCCAAGCTGATGTTCAGGACTACGTAGACATGGCTATCTCATCAACGATCAATATCCCATCGTGGGGTACTGAGAAAAACAATGAAGGGAGGGTACATGAATTTGCTACAATACTCGCTAAGTATGCACCTAGACTGCGTGGTTTCACGGTCTATCCGGATGGGGCAAGGGGTGGTCAGCCACTTACGGTCTGCTCGTACAGTGAAGCGAAATCTAATGAAGGTGTACAATTTGAGGAAAACTCAGAAGCGGTCTGTGCCGGAGGAGTATGTGGGATATGAATGATCTACGGGAAGCAGAATCTTTTAAACAAGCAGACATCTTGCGGTTAGCAAGCATCTCTCATGAAGTTGACAAACTATTAGGAATGGTATTCGATGACAAATCTCCGCCAGCTCTCAAGATTCAAGCAAGAATCATTAAAAATGCGATTAACAAGTAAAGGTCTGGGTGACAGACTTATAGATGTAATCGACTTAGCCTTTGCAGCGTTTGTAGTGGGTATCGTTACAGCGCCGTGGTGGTTTCCATATATTATAGATAGATCAGGAGGTTTTCAATGAACTACAGCATAAGCGAAGAAGTCTTAACTAAGGTACTTAACACACTGGCTCAACTACCGTATCATCAGGTGGCTGATGTGATGACAGAGATACAGGGGACGATTCAACAAATCCCAGAAGAAGAGCCAGAGGAGGAAGCAGGGTGAAGAACTTGCGAGAGGCAAAGGCAGCAAAGAAGGAAGAAGAGAGGGATGCACTGATTCAGACGGTCGATACATCGTTCTTGATTGCTATAGGGTTGGTAGTCCTGACCTTGTTTATAAGCCTCCCTTGTAGTGCTGATAGCTCACAGTCATACTGGGTGTTTGGTGACTCACTCACCTCAGAGGATAAGTCATGGGCTTCACAGCTTAACGACTTAGACTTTGCACACATTCAGAACCTAGCTGTAGCGGGGTCGCAGCTAACTAAGAGTACGATTCCTTCACAGCTCTCTTGCAGAAATCGAGAGGTAATTTATTGGCTTGGCACAAATGATGCAGGGTCTGGTGTTGATGAAGCACTGTACAAGCTGAAGCTAAACAACCACATGACCACGCTTAAGAACCGAGGTTGTGTGGTGTACTTGGTATTGCCTATACAAGTGAACTTCACCCCTGACCATACTACCCGAACTCTTGCAGCTAGGGCTTGGACGTATGATGTAGGGGTGTTGTACACGAACGTAGTAATACTAGACGCTCCGTATGATGAGACTCAAACCACAGATGGATTGCACCCCACGGACGGGGCGCAGTTCTGGTTGAGTGTCTACTTCGCTAATGTGTTGGGGCTTATCGCCCCTTAACCACCTTAGCAATCTTCTCACCTGATCTTCCTACGACGTAACCTCCAAGGCCAAGTTGTAGGAGCGTCCATGCTTCGTCTCTCAGAGGCGTAGCTAACAACCCCAGAGAATCACCTACCGCCAGAGCGAGAAAGGTTAGCATGGTTATTGGTCGCCAACTAGCGACAATCCAATGATCTGAACTAGCCTCAGCCTCTACTATAGCCTGTTGTCCTTTCAGGCTTTCCCTCTCATAATCAAACACCACTTGCATAGCCGCTGCTTGAACAGTAAGAAGACGTTCCTTGTGTTGGTTCTTTTCATCAGTTGACGTATGTACTTCGTCTATCAACTTTGCTGCTGGCTCAAATATCCCAGCGATGAGGTCTAGTACGTTTAACATTTCTATACCTATAAAGTCTGGAGTTTCAGACATACGTTGAATGGGGAGTACGCTTCCCAAGATTTGCATACGCTTGGTTTGTCAGTACCCCCTACTGTGAAAGGCCCAGTGGTTAGGTACACCACAAGCACAAAGGTAATCATCGTAGCAAGAAGGCTGCTAGACCGATAGCGGCACTCACTATCATCCAACCCAGTCTCTCCATGGCTCTTGTCACTACACTGTTCTTTGAGACAACTTCTTCTACCTTGTCTACTCTGTGGTCTAGCCTCTCTAAGTCCCTGTGTGCTCTGTTTACACTGTCAACAGTGTTGCTGTGCTGCTCCTCTAGCCTAACTAATGCGTCAAGCCTGTTCAAAACTCTCTCAAGCTGCCGCTTTACGTCTCCTAGTTGCGTTTCCACACTTTCATCCCTAGTCATTTTCTTGGGCCTTTACTAGCCTTCCCACCTTTCCTGCCGCCAGCAACTTTAGCGGCTCTGTTTCCCTTTTTCCCACCACGACTACGATTAGATGAGCGAGCTTCTGCCTTGAAACCTCCACCCTTTTGCCGTGATGCATCCCGTGTATCCCCAACCTTCAGACCGAGTTTTGCTCTGGCTTTGTTATCACCTTTGCGCTTCTCTGTAGCCTTCTCTGTCTTATTGTATTTCGCTTGCAGCTTTGCCTTAGTCGCTTTAGTTTTAGCTGTTAAGGGTGCTCTCTTCTT